CCGGGAACGGGAAAGACTTGAGCTCGTCGTCAGTCAGCTCGTCTGCGGACTCAACAGCAATGCGAATCAGCTTGAACTGAATTTGAAGACCAGCGTCTTCGGCTTCGGAGTCTGCTCGCTCCTTGACAAAGGACTGAAAGTCCATGACCTCAGCCGAGGACATTTGACGAATAGTCACAGCGTCCTTGACACCCAGGAAGTCAACGGTCTTAGTGGGAAGCTTAACTTTAAGCAGGTTTTTCAATTCAGAAGATCCTTATTTGTATCTTTAATGGAAACGATGAGCGCGGACAATTTGTGAAGGTTACTAAGAGTCAGCAGAATTTCTGCCCCCAGTGAGGGTTGATCACTAGCTTCGGGTAGACGCGCAATTGTTTTGGCAATGGAAATTTCAACACTTGCAAGCATGTGCTTCAAGGTTTCAGCAATGACATACTGGTTGGAAAAGGGTTTAGGTTTCATGATGATCTTGTATGAGGGGTTGCCCCCAGCGAACTGGGGGAAACTATTAAACACCGGGGTTGGTGCTAGTGGGTCCAATGAGGTCCGATTGAACGCTAAGATTGATCGTAGCGGTGACAACGTCGTCTCTCATGGGAGTGTAGGTAATGGCCTCAAGGCGACCAACAAAGTAGAACTGAGTATTCTTTACAATGTTGGTGAGAGTACCACCGATGTTGGGGACTGAGGCTGAAGTAACATAAGCCGGAGGCAAACCACTCAACATGGCTACCATGAACAGCTTAGAAGTACCGTCATTAACTGCGTCCATTAGCGTACCCGTAGTAGCAAAGGAGTTACCATTAACCAGCCAGAGGCTAGGGTCATAGTTAACCACCACGTCAACAGCTTCAAGATCACCTTGAACGTTTGCCTGAATAGTGGACTTGCTATTGTATTGGGCTACCTTGATAATATTGTCTTGACTACCGAGAGTGGGCATGTCACGAACGTTATCAATACTGACAAAGTCAGCTGCAGTAGCAAAGGCTGCTCTGCAATTTGCTGCACTAAGGACGGCGGGAACTGATTGCCTAGACACCAACAGTACGGCGTACTGAGTTGATTGAATAGAGTTTAGGTTACCCATGTTAGATCGTAAACGGCCCGAGCAGTTCCGACTGAACAGACAACTGAACGTCAGCAGTCACAGCATCATCGCGAGCGGGCGTAACTTGGTAGGATTCGATACGACCGATAAAATAGAACTGGGTGTTCAACACAGTACCAATACCACCTGCAACCATGTTATAGTTGGTGGGTTTTTGTTTCATCATGGTGAACTGGAACACCTTGGAAACGTTGTCACTAACAGCGTCACCAAAGTTACCCGTACCAGCGCCCATGAAGCTAACACCCGTGGCAACCCAGTTCGTGGGAACAAAGTTGACCTTGACCGAGTAGTCAGGAGCGTCGCCCTGAGCACCAATCGAGTAGGTGCGGCTAGAGCCGTAAACAGGAACCTTGACAATGTTAGCGGTCGAGCCCAGGGTTGGGAAGTCACGAACGTTGTCAAAGGAAAGGTAGGTGTTAGTCGTCAGACCCGTAAAGAGACCTTGAAGAACAGTAGAAGTGAGCGTACCGCCAGGAACAGCGGTTCGAGCAACGCTCATCACAGAGTGATAAGCTGCGGTAATTGCAGTAATATGAGCCATTTTATACTCCGAAGAAAATGAAGGGAATTGAGTAATCAGTTCTCGACAAAGAGTTGTCTGAAGCGTCTAGTCCCATATAATTCAACGAGCTTGCTGTGAATTGTAGAGCGCCTAGTGTCTTACTCTGGAAGGTTTGGTCCAACTTATCTGCAATGGTTGCTGCTGGCACTTGTCCTTGTCCGGACTTTGTATAGATTTGGAAAACAACCATACCTCGAATTTCTTGGTTATGGGTGTAGTCAATCAATTGCTTCCTTGGTAGAAGAATTGACACCTTTAGAAAAGGGGCCTCTGATTTTTTACCTACAAAGTCTTCAGGATAGATTGACTGTTGTAGTTGCAGACTGTTGACCAGGTTGTAGACGTAAGTAATAATGTCACCATACATTACTCACCTTGCACTTCCAGGATAACAGCCCCCTCGTAGACCTCAATACACTTTACTCTGTAGGTAACAGAGTTCACAATAATCGAGTCATACAAGGAAGTTTCAAAGATAGCTTTTCTAAGTAGGAGCTTTTGGTAAAAAGATTTACCAGTTTCTAACTTGGTCTCAAGGACTAACGCCTTGGTGTTCACAGTGGTTTCCTGGACAACAGGTTCACCAAGAGCAAAGTTAAAGGCGTTAGAGCTAGAGTTTACAAGAGTTACTTCCACAGCGAGGTTGTCTAGCTGCTTGAATACTGTTTCTACTGCTGCTTCAATCGTAGTGCTAAGACTCATCAGTTAGCCCTCCACCAGAGTAGCTCTGAGGAGTTGGTTGTGAGGGGTGCAATAAGATTAGAAACTTGCCTGGGTATCAGAGGGACACGGCCAGGGTCGCTTGTAGCATTAGTGTTTTTCAGTGTAATTGGACCGACAGTCAACTCGTCATAGTTCGCGTCATAGCCTTGAATAGCGCTAGGATAACGAAGATAGTGAAGTGCGAGAAAGGCGGTAGCCTTGGAGAGTCTGGTAGGAACTGTCAGGCTGTCGGTGGTTACAAGCAGGGCTAGACTTGAATCATAGTAGGTAAAAGAGGCACGAGGCCAGGACAAGACTTGAGTAGGCGAAACCGCGTACCCAAGCCAAGTCGTGTCGTCGAGGACTCTCGTCGCATTGATCAACGCCTGCTCTTGTTCAGCTACAGTTGCAGCGATCCATTCAGGGTCAGTGCCGATCCAGGGGGTGGCGTCAACCAAGAAAGTATTTGTAAAAAGAGTTAGCGTCATCAATGAACCTCATTAGCCGTGGAAGATGGGGAGAATTTTGAGGTTCAGCGGGTCAACAACACGCGTCCACGAAGCAGCGGTGCCCAGGAGAGCGTTCGTTGCGAAGGCGTTCGATGCACCTGCCCAGTTGTAGCCCATCGGGTGAGAGACGAAGCCATAACGGTACCACAGTTCAGTCGTACCACCACCACCATACGAGCGAGCATCACGTTGAATTTCAGTCGGAGTCGGAACCGCAACTTCATTGAACGAGATAGCACCCGGTTGGACCAGGAAGGTCGTCTTGGTGGAGTAGGTGTTGACGTTACCACCGGAGTTGTCACCTTGGTCTGCGCGCGACACAACAAGACGGAACTTGCCGTTGAAGATCGTTTGGAAGTCCAGGTTACCGTCACGGATTTTGTCCAGGTCGATAAGGTTGGCTTCACGCAGGTCGGCGAGCACGGCGGGGGACGTAATCATGTACAGGTAGTCCGGTTCGTAGTCTTTCCAGAACATACCCATGGCGCGGAACAGGCGAGCACCGCGGTCAGCACCCTTGACCGAGCTATCGATCAGTTTGCGAGCCGTGGGAGCAGACGCCACAACAGCACCGAATTCGCCAGCAGCGTTAAGGTCTACGAAGGCACCAACAGTAGCCGAGGGCACCGAGGTGAACGTAGTGATACCACCACCACTAGCAATCGACTTCTCGTACGCAGCAACACCCTTGAGCGTAGACAGAACAGCAGCGTGTTCGTCCTGAGCGCGGTTTTGAGCGAACTGGCCAGCCACGTAGGGAATACCTTCTTGGCGGCTGATGATCGATTGAATGTTTTCTTCCTGCACACCGAGCGTACGAACGTTCTTGATGTAGTTCAGGATCGAGGTCGACATGGTCGAGTAGGACCCAGCAGTAGCCGTACCGATTACGGGCTGGTTAAAGACGCCCTGCACTGGTTTGAACCAGCGGAGCTGACCGATGAAGGATTCCCCGGTCGTGTCAATGCCGTTACCGGAAGTCACAAGGCCCGTGGAGTTAATGCGTTGCTCTTGCGTCCAGCGCTCTTGAGCGTAGGCAGAAATTGCGAGAGCCACGTTCTGAAAAAGAGTGTGGTTAATAGCCATAGTTTTTGTTGTACCTTATAGTGTGTTGACTGGTCGCCTTAATTACCAGACAAAGCAGTCTGTTTAGCCGCCCAGGCCAGTAGTTCTTCGGAACTCATTCCGATGAAAGACTTGGGAGCTTTATCTTTAGCAGTTGTCTTGTTAGTAGGGGCACCAGTACCTTGGTTATCCTTCGACTTAAGGAAGGTATCTCGAAACTCATCGTTCTTAGGAAGAGTTTTAATGTAGTCTTGAATCGAGGCACCAGACTTGTGCACCCAGGCACCGTCAGTATCTTGAATCAGATCTTTTGCGATCAGGTCCGTAGCGCTGATCTTGGCAAAGTTAGTACGGAATTCGAGCGAACTGAGAGCAGTCTCAAGTTCACGATCTCGCGTAACTGACACTAGTTTCGTTGAAGTCATTTTCAACTCTTCTTCTAGTTCAGCAATTCGCATGTTGGCAGCTTCAAGCTCTTTTCCATCGGCCTTGAGGGCAGCTCGCTGAACATCAGCAGCAGCTTTCTCAGCACGAACACGAGCCTTCGTCTCAGCTTCAAGCTTTTTACTCATCGCATCTTGGTTGGCCTTCATACGCGCCAGTTTGGCGTTAGCGGCTTCTTCAACCATGCGGTTAAATTCCTCGGAGCGTTCACCACCAGTGGCGGCTTCTCCAGAATTCTCATTGTCAACCCCATCATCGAGGTTATCATCAGTGTCTTCAGTCATTAGTGTTTCCTTTGCACAGCAATAGGTTAGGTTGGAAATTAAGGTACAACAATAATTTCAAGTCTAGAAGTAGGCGCTTCTAGTTTATTTAGGAGCCTTGGGTGCTGCAGGCACTTCAAGACTGTCAATAGTTTCGAACAGAACAGCCAACTCGTGAGAGTTAAGCAGGGTTTTGTAGTTGGTCTTAGACTTAAAGTCTTCAACCCAGGTTTTAAAGTCAGCTACCTTCATTTGTCAGCAGCATCGTTCGCAGCAACTCGAGTTTTGATATCATCGATAATTGCTTGAATGTGATCCCATTCTTGTTTGAAGTCGTCAATATGACTAACCACAATCAGGAGATCTTCCCAGACAGATTTAAGTTTAGCAAAGTCCATTTCAGGTTCCTTTTGTTGAGAGGTAAGTAGCAGTGTTAGCCGAGACAACTCCTGCCCTGGCTTTGTAGCCGCTAGAAGTCTTGTCAAAGGCAAAGAACTTAGCAATACCAATGTCATTGGCCATGGTTGAAACGTCAGCAACACTCAGGTCTGCACCAATGAAGCTAATATCCCAGCCAACAGCTGTTCGCTCACTGATTAACTTAGTCAACGTTCCGTGATTGAAGTTGATGCTTGAGTTTTCATAACCGTCTGTGTCGATGTACAGCAGCACATCTTCCTTAGGCCCAAAGTCGTAAAGTGCTTTACCCACAGCGTCATAGAGGGCAGTGCCACCAGACGGGGTATAGTTTTGTGGTGTCAGTAGTTGGGCTGACTTAATAGGAACACGGCTGTCGAGAACACGCACTACAGAGTTGAACAAGTAAGTAGTCACTACAAACTCAAAGTTAGTGTTGTCAGAAAGTTCTTTGTGACGAGACAAGAAGGCATTATAGGTACCTCGTACTCGGTCTGCCACAGACATCATCGATCCCGAAGAATCGAGGACGCTAACAAGATTAATAGTCTTCATATAGACTCCTAAAGGGTTATGGTTGGTTGCGCGGGAAGGACTTGCACCCTCGACCTGCAGAGTATGAGTCTGCCGAGCTACTTACTGCTCTACCGCGCTTCTCGTGTTGATCCAGTTCTTCACTTGTTCTTTTGAAACAATCAACCCATATCGATTCACCATTGTGACGATACGAGGAAAGACTCGTGACCAAAATTCATTTTCTTTACAGTGCTTAGTACTGGCTTCTACCGTCGAGTAGGATTGACCAGCCAGGTAAGCTCTTGCAAGATAGGTAGCTCTAGCTTCCCACCGGACAACAGTGACACGATGAAGGTGAAGACTGGTGAGCAGCTCAGTCTTACGTGCAGCACGAGCTCGTCTTTCTTCTATGCGAATAATCGAGGCTTCAGCTGAAAGGCTTTTAGATTTAATTTTAAGTTCAATAGACATTTGATTCTCCTAAGATTGAGTTATGTGTGGACATAAACTCGAGTCTAGGGCGGTTTATCAATCTAGAACATTAAAGATCCTTATTGGTGTACCTGGCCTGAATCGAACAGACACCCCCATGGGTTAGGGGCCACGGGTTCTACCTTAGATGATGCAGGAACGGGGATGAGAAAAAAAAGAAAAGAGGGAAGAGGAGAATCCACCCGGAGGTAGACTCTCACCCTTCTTCTTTATAGCTAAGAGGTGCCGAGCAGTGAAGCCTTGGCAAAAGATAGCAGGTAGTAGACCTCGGGAACAGTCATTGACGTAGACAGCAGCTTCAGGTAGCCATCTTCACCTTCAACAAGAACAACAGCACTGACAGCTGAGCTTCGCAGGTCTTCGAGGTCCTTGATCAATTTATCAAAGGATTGAGTTTCAGTTTCTTCTTCCGTTTTATCAAACAGATTAACGACTTTAACCACTAAGTTTTTCCTTTTCAGTAATACTGAAGACGGGGATATCCCGCTTTACATGTTTAGTGGGCAACAACCAGCCAAGTGTTCCATCAAGAGCATCAGGCAAGAAAGAAGCCAGGGGTGTTACAGCTGTCCAGATAACTTCTCCGTAGTAAGACCCAGGAGGAAGGTTAGAACAGCGAGGATCGTCAGGAGCCCACCAGGCTAGTGTTTTACCAACCAGCGGTCCTTTTTGTTGTTTGTATTCGAAGGGGCCACCGTGTGCTTCACAGGCAACTTCATTTGAGTCTACTGACCGTATAATGACAGCATACTGAATGTCGGTGGCTACTTTGATGTCACGAGTAAACACCAGGTTAACAGGCTGGCCAACCTCAGCACTAACTAGTTGTGGTTGGTTGGGGTCAAACCAGAGCCATTCCATGGGAATCGAGGCTCCTACTAGGTACAGCCCTAGAACACAGGGTAAAATCCAAGAAGAAAAACTCGTCAATGTGGGGCTCCTTGTAGCCAGGAGACTACCCTGGACCAGTTCATTACTAGAACAACGACAAAGGCCAGGATAACCCCGATAGTTTTAGTTACAC